GACCATATTGATTTTCTTTAACAAACGTTGTGTTGTAATCTTTACGATACACATCAGCATTGAATGTACCTTCACCTTCGATTGTAATCTTTTTGATCAGCATCTTGTTCATAGGTGTGCGTACATTTCCTAACTGTGGATAGTAATCAGGTAACAATACTCTTGACTCGTAAGGGTACTCATCAATAATTATACCATCAGCTGAAGACGTATCAAAGTTGCTATCTGCAACATCATAATCTAGTTGCAATGTGTGATAGCGATAGTCATCGGCTGTTTTACAGATTACTAGCAAAGTTGACTTGATGTTATGGAATTCAAATGAATCTTCTTGGTGTTCAAGATCATTTAGCAGTTCCCATGTACTCCAAGCAGACTGAATACGTTGTGATCCATCTTCTTTGTAGTTATAGAGGTAGATGGTATGATTAGCTGTACAACAAAGTACATAACCAAGAACACCATCTGCAATAAGTTTAACAATCGGCTCTTGTAAGTACGAAGGTGTGCTTATGCTAAGGTCTACGCCTTTAACGCTTAAGTTATCACCTTTAATGTATTCACGAAGCTGTTGTCGATTGTCGGTTGTTGATATAAAATACAAACTATCATTAATTACAATTGGCTCTACGTTGATAGCCATAGGATAGTTAGTTGTATTCTGAATAGCTACTGTACTAGGTGAGAAAGCACCTTCAGACACCATCTCGTATTGTGCATACTGTGTAAAGATGTACAGTGAGTTGTTAAAAGGTTTTACATAGTAGATTTGGCTGTCTTGGTTTGTAGCAACAGTTACGTCAACAACGTCTGTGTCCACAATGTCAAGTGCCGTAGTAGCATAGAAATTTGTATAGTTAGCTGCCTCAGAAAGCGTAACACTGTCAGCAGATGCAATACCCAGACGATTCTTGTAGAAGAACATATCTGTGATCTTACGACGGTTACCGTCAGCATCAGGGGCAAACGATGGATCTGGGTTATTATCTAGGTTACCTACACGGGGTAATGACCAGTCAACCAAGTCCAATTTAAATGTCGAGATGCCGGCTGTGATGCTTTGACGATCACACTTGATAGGCATCAAAGTAAGCTTACCACGATCAGCCGCAGGGTCTAGACACTCTTCCCAAGAAGAGCCATTCCACTTTACATAGTATTCTGTAAAGTCATTGTTGTCTGAGCCTGTGATGTTTACATATACATCATCGTATGGCATCTCACGAGGCAAGTCAGTAATTTTGTTAACTGAGCCTTTCCAACCTTCAGATGCTTGGTCACCCCAAGAGTCCCAAGTGCTAAATGTAAAGTCAGCACCATCACTACGCCAGATCTTTAGGATTGAGCCGTTCTTAGAGCATGAGAATCCGTTAGAGCCGTCAATAAGACCCTGTAAATATGCTGCTGCATAATCTGAATCTTCAAATCCTGTTGGGGGGTCACTAGTTGCACCGTCAGGTTTATTAGGACTACACTGATAGGTTGTGCCGTTAAGGTACACAGCATAGTTGTATGGATTGTAACGGTCACCTGAGCCACGCTTCAGCCAGTAATAGGCTTCACGATCATAATTAGCTTTTAGAGGGGTTGTCTCATCATAGTCGAGATCAACCTCAGCATTTCTAGAGAAGATCCAAGTACGGTCTTGTACTGTCAAACCCTTAAGGTTACCTTCACGAAGATAAGCCTTAACCTCAGCTTCAGTTGAAGCTTCATAGGTTACATTCATTTCTGTACCATCTTTGTGATAGATTAGCACAGGATCATTAGGATCATCGTTCTCTAAGAAAATATATTCTTCGTTGTTAGTTCCACGATCATAGGTGTGGAATGTAGTAGCTTCTTCAAGAGTAGGATTAGCATCAAAATCTAACACCTTAACAAACTTTGCAGGTGGACGCTTAGTTAAGCCTACAACCAAATCAGGTACACAGTTGACCATCTCTTTACACTGGTTGTCAAGAATAAGCTCTGGACTTTGTTGTGATACACCGTTAAAGAAAGGAGGGTAGACTTTATTAATCTTAGCCATTGTTCCTCCTTAGATTAGGGCTGTTGGGTTAGTACCACGATCAATCAGTCGATTGCCTCGTACCAAATTAAACTTAGATTGTTTGAGATGTTCTTTCTCAAGTTTGATACGTTGCATATTAATTTTTGTTTCCAACTCACGCTGAGTTGTTTCGTCACCATTCAAGTATACATGAAGGTGCTTAGCCGCAACCAACACAACATATGTGCGGAAGACGTCTGGAATATTGTCAAAAGTAATTTCTAGGCGGCAAGTAAGTTCTACGTTTTCTGTGAACGTGCTTGATAGTGTTTCTTTTTCATAAAGATCACCACCTTCTTTGAAATACTCTGTGCTTTCAAAAGCAATTAAGTTACTGGGCAATGTGATACGACCAGTTGTATCTGGTACAAATTCCACATCAAAAGTATTGAACCACCATTTTTCTTCTTGTTCTTCTCGGAGTGTTTCTTCTAGAATAGTCTGAGCCTGTAAAGCTTCGTGACCTTCAGGCAAACTGGTTAAGACAACAGTAGAAGGGATTGGTAGCTCACCGATATACCGAAGCATACGGTTGATAGCATCAATTTCTGTCATTTTTATTATTTCCTTCGTATTTGCAAATACTCTAGCCTTCCTAAAATATTCACAAATAGGAAAAGGGAGAGCCCCGAAGGACTCCCCCAATATAGGCTAGTAACCTATTATGCGTTACCACCAGTGATAACACAAGCTGCGCCCGGCTTCAATACGCCCATACCGTAAGAGTAGTATGTGGTCATCAAAGTCGCCAATTGCTCAGGGATGTAGTTAACTTCAGAAGTTACGTCCATCAACTTAGCAACTGCAACACACTCAGAAGTAAACAGCAATGCTTTCAACTTCTTGTCGGTGCCGCCAACGTCAACAGCAGCGTCTTGGTTGGTGTAGTTAGACTTGTAGATACGGATACCTGCAACTTCCATTACAGTACCCTTGTCCAAACCACCATTAGTACCTGCGGTTACGTCTTTGTTTACAGCGTCAGACTGTGCAAGGTAAGAGTAGATTACTGGAGAAACTACCAAGTACTTCTCACCAGTTACGTCTTTCTCTTCCATTGCCGCAGCAGCAGCAAACACAGCTTCGATCAAAGCGTCGCCCTTAGCTTTAGGGGTAGCACCTGAATCGATGGTGTCGTTGTTAACTTCAGTACCGTCAGCTTGAACAGCTGCGCCACCGATAGTACCAGAGGTCTGAGAAGCAGTAAGGATCATAGCTGCTACAGCTTTGTCGATCTTAACAGCAAGTGCTTCACCTGCTTGCTTCGCCAACTCGCCACGAGTTTCAAAGTGAAGAACCTTCTCTTCAAACTTGTCAACTGCCAACGCGAAGTACTCGAGTGCATCAATGTTGATGATACGCTCTTTAACCGCGATGGTTGACATGGTGAGCTCAGTACCCGGAACGTGGGTGTTGGTATCTGAGTCAGAACCTTGACCAATTACTGGGATAGAGATTGATGAACCTGAGTCGATAGACTTAGTGGTTACCAAATCAAGGAAAACTTGCTTACGGTCAAATGCAGTCAAGACTGAGCCGTAGTAGATTTCCAGTGCATTGTCCATATCCGTTGGTACACCACGCGGAGTAGAACTATTGTTACCAATATTATTTACAGTTAAAGCCATTTTTATTGCCTCAATGATTATAGTTATATAAAATGTAATCTCGTAGCTGTTAGTTTTTTCTTCTTCTTTAAGGTGTCCTTCTAATCAGAGCGCATCATAATTGTCTGGGCTTACGGAATACCAAATAAACATAAGCATCGAGGAGTCTCTTTGTAGAGTTAGGAGAGCCACAAGGGAGAATAAAGGAGACGAGAAACTTCCCCCAAGGGCTCAATTGGTTAAATCGTACCGCGTTTGCGAGCAGCTAAGTAACGTTGGTCGACCATGTTAGTGTACTTAGCGTCTTTGCCATATAAGCGATTCGATTGTGCATTTTGCCACTCAAGTTTAGAAGCAAACGGCTGAATACCTGCTGCCGGAGCATCGCCCTCAAGTCGACGAGGAGCTGACGGAGCAGCTTCGTTCTTCTTAAAGTTCATGTATTCAAGAGTCCGTAGCATCTTAGCCTGATCTAAGGAATCAACAGCATCGTTGTACTCTTTGATTATCTCGGGTGGCATATTATCGGAAGCCCAATTGACTACTTCCACATAATTCTCTTGACCGCCTACAGCATCGTAGACAGCATTACGAACAGATTCACCATAGGACTTTTGTCCTTGGATGTAAGCATCTACCTGAGCCTTGCTAAAGCCTTGCTTCTCAAGATCTGCGTATGACTCGTCTGACAACGAACCATTTTCAGCATATTCTTGTTCATACTTAGCAGCAGAGAAACCATCCTCAGATGGGCTCTCAGAAGCCTCAGGAGCCTCTGTGATGGGTTTTTCAGATTC